GGTTTGGCAATTTTGCCGACTTGATCATTGGTTACTTCTCTGGCTTGGATTTGATGGTTGACCCTTACACACATAGCACCTCTGGTACTGTGCGTGTTGTAGCGATGCAAGATTGTGACATTGCTGTTCGTCACCCTGAATCATTCAGCCGTGGCAACAACACCCTCTGATTATGTTTATTAAGGTCTTACGGCAAACAATGTTGGCAGGCCAGGTTGTTCGTGTTGGGGATGTTGTTGAGGCATCCCTGACCGACGCCAAACTCCTGATTGGCATTGGTAAAGCCATTTTATCTGACCCTATCTCGCCAATTTGCTCTATCCCATCCACTCCCAAACGGAAAGCTAAACCATGACTATTCACAATCTTGGCACCAAGACTACGATCTTGGGCCTCCTGCGCAATGATGTAGTAGCTGCTACCGCCACTGGTTCAGCAATTGATTTGCTGGGCTATGAAGGCGACATGGCAGTGCTGCTTGATGCCGAAGCTGGCGGCGCTAGCATTACCTACGCGGTAAAGCTAACCGAATCAGATACATCTGGCGGCACCTACACTGATGTAACCGGCGGTGCGTTTACCACCACTACCGCTAACACTGCTTCGCTGCAAAAGATTACTGTTAATGTAACCAGCCTAAAGCGATTTGTTAAGGCAACCGCCACTGTTGCAGGTGGTACTGGTGCTGGTGCAGTTGCTGTTATCGGCTTAGCTTCTGCTAAGTACGGCTAATGGCATTAACGGAAGATCTAGGCATCTTCCTGGCAGACTTCGGCGTCAGTTGCACTGCTGGCGCCGTTACTGCTTTGGGTATTCTTGACATGCCAAGCCAAGTGCTTAGTGATGGCATGGTGCTCACTACTGACTATACGTTGACAGCTAAAACATCAGATTTCGGCACTTTAATACGCGGCGATTCTATTACTGTGGATGCTATTGGCTATACAGTAAGAGAAACAATGTTTATGACTGATGGTAAGTTTGTGCAAATTGCGTTGCAAAAAACATGAGCAGTCATTTTAAGACTAATACACGCAATCAATGGTCATCATTGAATCCAATACTGATGGCGGGAGAGCCAGCGGTTGAAGACCATGCAAGAAATGTAAAGGTAGGTGATGGCCTGACAAATTGGAATAAGCTCCCATATTTTGGCTGCCCAGGCTATTGGGCTTCATTTTGGGATTTAACATCACAAACCGCAGTAGCAAATACAACGATTACATTTGCCTATGCTGGCGTTTATAGTATTACATTTTCAATACAGTTTACAAATAGCGATAATTCAATACATGATATAAATGTATGGTTACGCAGGAATGGTACTAATGTTGTTGCATCTGATAGCAGATTTAGTATTACGTCTAGGCACGGCAGCGTTGATGGCAATGTAATTGGTACGGTTAATTTTGTGTTAAAGCTAGATGCTGCTGACTATCTTGAGTTAATTTGGGCTACTAGCAATGCTGCTACTTATATCCATGCTGAGGCAGCGCAAACCAGCCCGTTTGTGCATCCAAGCATTCCCGGTGTTATCTGTACCATAGTGCAAGTTGCATCTGCATAATCATGGCAACCAAACGGGAAACAATTATTGCTGCTGTACGTACAGCACTGACAGGCACCACAGGCGTTAGCACTAGGATTTATCGCAGTAGGGTAGAACCTATTACACGCGGCGAATCACCTGCAATTGTGGTTGAACCGCTTAGTGATACCGCGCAACAGAATACGGCATTGCCGACATTGGATTGGAGTTTAACTGTACGTGTGGCGGTAATTGTACGTGGCGCGATACCAGACCAAGTAGCAGATCCAATTGTTGAAAGCTTACATGCCAAGATGATGGCTGATTTGACGCTTGGGGGTTATGCTATAGATATTCAGCCAATTGCTGTCGATTTTGACATGCAAGAAGCTGACCAACCGGCTGGCGTTATTTCATGCGATTATCTGATTAGGTATCGCACAAGCGTTGCCGACTTATCCACTTAGCGCTTGCTAGAATGATTGATGAATACCAAGGTGTAGGCGGTTCTTACGTCCTAGACCCCATCACCGGCACCCGCAAGCCCAACACCGAGGAACTGAACAATGGTCCTACTAACTCGCAAACGCCTGATTCTGGCGAAGACGGAAGCAACCTACGGGACGGATTCAAGCCCCGCCGGAACTGACGCCATACTGGTTAAGGAGTTAGAAATTACACCAATTGAGGCTGATGTTGTTAGCCGTGATTTGATTCGCCCTTATCTTGGCAATAGCGACCAGTTGCTAGCTAACACCCGCGTTAGCATTACATTCCAAGTTGAGTTAGCAGGTTCTGGTACTGCTGCTACAGCACCACGTTTTAGCAGCCTGCTGAAGGCGTGCGGAATGGCTGAAACCACAACTGCTGCTGCTATTACCGGCACCGCCCAGGCGGGCTCTGCTGGCAGCATTACGCTTGCGGCTGCTGCTAGCGCAACAGATGATATTTATAATGGCATGATTATTACGATTACAGGCGGCACTGGTAGCGGTGGTGTTGGCGTAATTACTGATTATGTAGGTAGCACTAAAGTTGCAACGGTGCAAAAATCAACCGCAACATTTACGCCAGGTGCTTCTAGCACTTATAGCATTGCAGCTAACGTAGGTTACAAGCCAGTTAGCGCAAGCTTTGATAGTGCATCAATTTACTTTAATAATGATGGCGTGTTGCATGTTATCACAGGCGCACGCGGTACATTTGTATTAAATGCTGAAGTAGGCGAGATACCAACCATTGAATTTACAATGCTTGGCATTTACAATGCTCCTACTGATACAGCCGCACCAGCCACTACATATACCAACCAAGCAACGCCTTTAATCTTTAAAGCTGGTAGCACTACCGCGTTTTCAATCTTGGGTTACAGCGGTTGCTTGATGTCGCTTGAACTTGATATGGCGAATGAAACCGTTTATCGGGAACTGGTTGGTTGCGATAAATCAGTAATTATTACTAACCGTGCTGTTGAAGGCACTTGCATGATTGAAGCGCCGACAATTGCGCAAAAAGATTTCTTTACTATTGCCAACGATGATACCACCGGCATTTTAACCATGTTGCATGGTACAACTGCTGGCAACCGCGTTACGCTATTGGCGCCAAAGGTTGACATTGGCAACCCTTCATACGAAGATAGCGATGGCATCCAAATGCTAAGCTTGCCATTTGCCGCTATTCCTACTAGCGCAGGCAATGACGAAGTTTCACTAACCTTTGCTTAAACCATTCAATGGCATTTGTATTAAAGCAATCCAGCAGCTATAGCTGGCCGGTTAGCGTTAAGTTACCGGCTGATGGCGGCAAGTTTGAAAAGCAAACCTTTGATGCTCAATTTAAACGGTTGCCACAAGCACGCATTAATGAAATTCAAGTTGATGTGCAAACACGTATTAAAGCAGCAGAACGCAATCAACCGTTAGAAGGTGGCATTAGTGACCAGTCAATTGCCAATGAATTATTGGTTGGATGGTCTGGTGTAGTAGATGGCGATGGCGATGAAATTTTATTTTCTGAAGAATTAAAAGAACAATTGCTTGATATCCCAACAGTAGCAGCAGCTATTATTGTGGCTTATTTTGATAGTTTGACTGGAAGTAAAGCAAAAAACTAATAGGCGCTGCCCAGCATTGGATTAAGGGCGGCGTGATTGATAAAACGCTTGATGATGCTGCGGTATTAGGTGTCCAACTTGACCATACGCCTGAACCAGAGTATTTTGAAATTGAACCTGAGGTATGGCCAGCAATGCAGGCATTCCTTGCATGTCAAACCCAATGGCGAATGGGTCCAAATGGACCGGTAGGGTTAGATTACACAGCAGTGGCGTGGGTGTTTAGACTGTATAAGATAGCCAACCCAGCCGCTGTGCTTGCTGATATGCAAATCATTGAAGGCGAAATTTTGGCAGCTATTCACAAAAAGGAGGGCTGATCATGGCGCTTGATATGAATGCTGCTGTAAAAATCCAAGCTAGTGTCGATGGCATTGCATCCATTAATGGGCTAGAAAAAAGTTTAGACCGTGTTGATAAGCAGGCAGGTGGTTTGCAGGGCACATTCAATCGAGTTAAAGGCGCCGCAGGTGGTTTAACTAGCTCATTAGGTGGATTGGTGCCTGCGATTGGGTTAGCGGGCCTTGGCGCCTTAGGTAAGCGGTCAATTGATGCAGCAGATAATTTAAATGATTTAAGCCAGCGCACTGGTGTTGGGGTTGAAACGCTGGATAAATTTGGCAAGGCTGCTAATGATAGTGGCAGCAGTTTAGAAGAAGTAGCAAAATCAATGGGTAAGCTAGCTAAAGGCATAGTTGACCCGGCATCAAAAACAAATGAAGCATTAAAATCTATTGGAGTTAGTTCAACTGATGCGCAAGGCAAGATTCGTGGCGTTGATGCCATCATATTGGATTTAGCTGATAAGTTTTCTAAGATGCCAGATGGCGTAGAAAAAACAGCATTAGCAATGGAGATATTTGGCAAATCAGGCGCTAATATAATTCCTATGTTGAATGAAGGTAAAGAGGCATTAAATGGATATTCGGCAACAATTGATAAAGATATGGCCGAAGCAGCAGATAAATTTAATGATTCTATTAACAAGGTAACATCATCAATATCTGGGCCATTTAATCAAGCCATAACTGCATTGTTGCCAACTATAACAAAATTAGCTGAAGGCATTGCTGCTGCTGCCACAGCTTTTAGCAAATTACCAGAACCAGTGCAAACCATAATTGGCGCCGTAGCAGGATTAGCGGCGGCTTTTGTCGTTTTAGCACCGGCTATAAATGCAATTATTGGTATTTTTACGGTATTAGGCGGGCTGTTTGCAGGCGGCGGCGTATTTGCCACAATTGCCGGATCACTTGGTGCTTTAGGGCCTGTTGTGGCTGCTATTGGCAGCGCTTTAAGTGGGCTAGGAACTATTTTGGTCGGGATATTCACGGGTCCTGTAGGCTGGGCAGCATTGCTGATAGCAGCAGGCGTTGCAATTTATGCATTTAGAGACCAAGTTGGCGCAGCAATTAATGCCATTGTTGAATTGTATAAACAATTTTTTACAATGATATACAATAATTTTATCAAGCCTTACATGGACGCTCACGCAGCGTTAACGCAATATATTGTTGAAAATTTTATTAAGCCAACGGCAACGGCTATATCAAGTTTTGCAACTGCTGCATACCAATACATTAATACAAATTTTATAGAACCAGCCAAGAAAGTATTTACAGCAGTAACAACTTTTATAAGTGAAAAATTTGTCAAACCGGTGCAAGATACAATAAGCAGCATGATAAAGAATATTGCTACTGCATTTCAATCAGTTAAAGACGCTATCACAAGACCATTTGAAATTGCTATGCAAACGATGAAAGGCATAGTGAACAGCATTTTAAATGGCATTGGTAATGCTATAAGCAGTGTAGTAAACGCAATTAATAACGTAATCAAAGGCGCCAATGGAGCGTTAGCAACTTTAAAGTTGCCACAGATTTCATATTTACCCCAGCCTCAATTACCCAAATTCGCTCAAGGCGGCGTTGTGGACAGCCCTACCCTTGCGATGGTGGGAGAGGGTAATGAGCGCGAATATATAATTCCTGAATCTAAGATGGCGCGTGCAAGCGCTAACTACCTTGGTGGGATGCGTGGCAATGCAGCCATCCAAAGTCAAGGTAGCAGCAGGTCATCTTCGCCTACGATACAAATACAAACTGGTCCAGTGCTGCAACAAAACAATCAGCAGTATGTAACAATTGCTGATATGGAAAAAGCACTTACAACGCTAACAGATTCTTTATTGCTTAATAACCGTACATTTGGCGGGCGCAGCTATCAAGGGGTAGGCGCATGAGCAATCGCGGCCAAAGCCAATATCTAAGAATTTACGATAACAGCCAGACGTATGTAAGATGGCAGGCATATTACATTAATCAAACTATCACTTTAGATTCTGCGTCTTGGTCTTATAATCCATTTAATGCCGATGGGATGATGGCTGGCAGCCCCGCCGGTTCAGATGTTACAATCACAGTGCCAGCTACTACTACAGCAATCAGCGTCTTTAAAGCTGCTTTGAATAACAATAGATTATGTGAGATTAAAATGTATGAGTTCGATACACGATTATCTCAATCGGCGCCAATATCTACCCAGTCATTGATTGCAACTTATGTTGGCGAAGTGTCGAAAATTTCAGGTAATTTCACGGAGCTATCAATTAATTTAAGCTCAGCGCTTAGCCCGGTAGGTGCTCAGGTGCCGCCGCGTAAATTTACTACTTTACTTATTGGGGCGCCGGTAAGGTTATGAGTATTCAAATTAGAGACCCATTGGCGCTGCTGCCATACCAAAGCGGATTGGTTACTACAATAACGGAGGAAGGCGCAGCTAAAGGGCAGTCACCACTAGACAGCAGGCAAAAGGCAGCAGTAATTGGTGAGCCAATCCCCATTGTGTTTTGTCGGCGTGTATCAAGCAATGGCGGTGTATTAGTAAGCCCAGCCGCTACTGAAGGCAGGTATGAAAATAATTCAACAACTAACGTGCTGACCACCAAAATACACCTAGTACTTAGTGAAGGCGATATGGACCAATTGCCGCTTAAGGATGTATTCCAACGTGCTTGCCGTGTTGGCACATGGGCGCAGACATACGACCGCCGCGCTGAAACTTGGGACCCTGGAT